GGGGGGGCATCTGTTTCAGGTTGAGACGTTACCACGTCTGAGGCTCGAGCCAAGAGTCCAAGCCGGACTGACTCGTCGCCGTTTTCTGGATCGTTAACGAACGCCCAGAGTTCGCCAGGCTGATTATGAAAGCGCGCACGCAGCTTGGGTGGCAAAGCCATGAAGCGGTTTTTAGCGTCATTGACGAGGTCAAGCGCAGTGCGCAGGTCGGGCACGTCTGTGAAGTCACCGTAATCCTCCGGGTTGAAGGGTGCGATCGGCATGGGCTGAGCATCCAGCCCAAACCGTCGTACCAGGGTGTTAATGTCCGCCTCCTCGGCGAACTGTTGTTGAGTCAGCGACGGTGTTTCGTCGCGATAGCAGGCGTCCAAGCCTGCTTGTATTTCCGAGCCGTCATATTGGGCACGCCACTTAAAAGCGGCCACCGGCGCCTCGCTTTGCTTGTCCCTGTCCGAGATGGTGCTTTCGCAACCACTCGGTTCCCTGGGTCTTTCCATGCTGAACGGAACGCTTGGCCTTGTTGACCCAATTTTTAACGGCATCTGAGGCATCTCGGAGTTCCTGGGCTTCTCGTTCATTCTGATTTCCCCACCACTTTTTGAAGGATTGGAGCGCATTGAAGCCCTCTGCCGTTGTTTCGGCCTGCGGCCGTTTGAGATTCGCCAGGATATTGGCGATGTCTGTGGCGGTGACGTTCCGTCCCGCCTGTTGGAGTGATGTTTCGACCAGACGCACCCGATCTTCCAGGGTGCGCTGTTCATAGCCCCGCTGTAGCTCTTTCAGGGCTTGGTCGATTGCGAGAATGTCATTCCGGGTCTGTAACCCGATATTCTCAATGTTTTGGCCCGATGTCCGGGCCCGGTTGAGCTCGGAGGCGGTAAAGATATTCCCGGTTTGCGCGTTGCTCTGGGACGTATCCGCCTGGAGCTTCAGGTTTTCCAGATAGGGACGCCGAGACAACTCCAGCGATTGTGCTTTCAGCAGCTGTATTTGGGCGTCGAGGAGCTCCGCCTGTTTTTCTGATTGCTTGGCACTGCCAAGCTGTTGTTGACCCCGTGCATAGCTCGTGCCGAGCTCGGGGATAGGAGTGGTTTGCGGGTTCCCCCCGCCCTGGCCGTACGCCAGGGCAGGGTTCAGACCCGCTTTTTTCATGTCCGCTACCGTGTCCTGGTAGCGGGATTTGAAGGCCTTTCGTGCCTGATTGGCGTTGATCACGCCGGAGATGGCGTCCCCCGCCATCGGGATGAGTGAGAGGGGATCGAATCCCATTAGAACCTCGCCAGGCCAGGGACGGAGTAGGTCGGCATCGGCCGCGTGCACCGCACGTTGAATGCGGTGTCTACCAGCACCTGGAGATTATTTGCCTGACCCCCCGCGGCCAGGGCGCGGGAGAGCACCGCGACCGACGCGTCGCGGATGAAGGTGGCGTTCAACGCCGGCAGCGTCGCGAACGCCTGAGACAGGTGCCATTCGTCGATGTTCCCCGACGCGTTGGACCGGAACAGTCCGGTGATCACCGAGGGACGATAGCGATATTCGGCCCAGCGTTCCTGGTACCCGAACGCCGAGGTGTCACCGGCTCCGCCCGTACAATAGATCTCGTCATTCCTGACGATTTGTTCGCCCAAGTTAGCGAACGTCGGCCAATAGAAGTCATACCGGGTCTGTCGAGTCCACGACCGGTGTAGCCCCTGCTGATAGGTCACGTCTGCGCGGACCTGGATGAGGCCGATGATATAGCCATGCTCCGTCGCATGGTACGAGAATTTGTGTTGACCACTCACGGTCCCCTGGCCAGCCAGCGAACCGAGTGGAGTCGTGCCGGCGCCGGTCGGAGCCGTCTGCGGGATCGCCGAGGTTTGGACGTGGGATTTCCCCCCGCCAACGTATTCGGGGCGCTGCAAGCGCGCGTCCTCCGGACTCACCCCGAAGTGATTTTTCAGCAGTTCGGTATACCGAGTGCCGCCCCTGGCGTCCTTCTCGAGGAACTGCTGGGTTGCGACTGCCAGTCGCATTGAGTTGATAGTATTTCCTGTCGCCGTTGAGAGATCGGCGTACAGGTTATTGGGGTACCAGTCGGGACCGGTCGAGTTGAGCGCCCCGGCTACGCCCATGGCACCAGACGTGGAGCTGGCCACCTGGAAGTTCGCCGGAATCGCCGTCCCGTCGATGCCTGTAAAGCGAACGGCTTGCTGGACCCCAGACACCGTGGCGGCCACGCTCGTACGCACCAGCGCGGAACCGCCAACGGGTAGAGGCACCGACACCCCGCCTTTCAGCGGCCACGGCAACGCCGAGGTGAAGTAGTCGTGCTTTTTTCCCCGAGCCTCCAAGTTGTACTGCGCCAGATTATCCGGCCCATTATCGGTCGGGGAATAGATAGAGTCTTGGAGATTTTGATCGCGGAACCATTCGTTATAAATCCGTGCATATCCCCTAAACGGGAGACTCGACACGGAGATTTGCGACGCCGTCAGCACCGGCAGACCGAAATGATCTGCCAGACCCCCGACGATGAACCCGCCGGGGGGACATACGACTTGCGGAATGGTGTACGCGATGGAATCCGATGGATTCGTTTGTTCGCCCATGAATTTTGTCCAGTTATCCCAGACAATACGATTCGGGACGAAGAAGAAGAACGTTTCCACCGTCAGATTGTCCATCAGTGGAAACAGCAGGTTAGAGACACGCGCGAACAGGCTCATCGAGCCCTGATGCACGTCGCCAGGCAGTACCTCATCCACGAAGATTGGATAGAGGAGGGCTGCATTGATCGTGGTTTTGTGCGCGTGTTCTGTCATAAAGGTTGAGCGCGGCACGTCGCCGCGCGGTACCATCGCGAAGCGTGACGGGTCCACCATCAAGGGTTTCGGTTGGATCTTACGCATTGTTCTGTTCCTTTTGAGTCAGCCAGGCGGCGCCTGTGGCGATGGTTGCGGGGCAATCGAGCTGCGGCACGATCAGCCCCGTTTCATTGGTTTCCCCAATGAACAGGAGTTTGAAATCCGCTGGATGCTGCCCGAGCAGCGATTGCGGATTATTGAGCGCGTCATTGAAGGCGCGCATAGCCGGTGCGTCTGCGTTTTCCACGATGACGCTCGGCAGGACGGTTCCCGCGATAATGTCATAGACCATGTAAAGTCGCTTGTTCATGTCAGAGCCGTCCTTTGTGAGAGTGAGGCACGCGCCTGATGAATCAGTTCTGCGGCCTCGAGGTTGTGTTCCGATCGAGTGTGTTTTCCAGCCATATACTGGATTTGTTCTGCTAGCCCAGGGTCTAGCTGTTTGAGTTTTTGTTTGTAGGCACGAGGGATGCGCCCTTTAGTTCCATCTGTCACGAGATACCCGTGTTGGAGATCATTTTTGTTTTTATTTATCCATTTTGTTCCTATAGCGGGTTTGAGTGACATTCGAAGGAACGGAGGGCGTAGTATTTCTCCGTGCTTATTGGTGAACGTGGTTCCCATTTTTTTTACGGAGTATTGCGCCACGTAGGCGGCGCTAGCTCCGGTGAGGGTTCCGATCCGGTGTTGGCCGTAGGGCCAAAGTTTGCCCAGGGCAGGGCTCTCCATAAGGTGTTTGGCCACCTCATAGGTGTCAGAGAATCCACCGTTGAAGAGCAGGATGTGGTAGTGAGGGCGTCCGCGTTGCTCGCCGTATTCACCGCAAGCGAGATAGCGCAGGCTTGCACTGCGATCAGACAGCAGTACGCTGTCAGGGTAATCGCGATAACGTCGAAGCCGTTTAATGAAATCGCGGAGTTGCTGCGGTTGAAGTGCCCCATCAGAGGGTACCTTTTCGTCGCTGTATGTGAGCGTCAGAAAAGAGTTGTGTTTCCATTGGGAGGCTTCGTGCTCGCTCCGCCTGGCCCAGTCCGTGGCCCGGTCGGTGCGACAGCCCAAACAGCTGCCGCACGGCAGGTTGAGGTTGGCATGCCCCAATGGCGGCCAGAGATCCACCGTCCCGCAGGGCCCGTGGTGATAGGCCGGTAGGGGGTGGTAACAGCTCACAGGCGGTAGCCACCGCGCATGACCTTCACATTCTTGATGTTCGTCTTCCGATGCCCCTTGTTGAAGCTCCTCGAGCTTCTGCGCTTGTTCTGGGCCTTGCGGTACATACGATACCCCCTTTTGAATTTTGAGAGCTCCTAGAGGCTCCTAGGAGCTTTTTTGTTTGTTAGGTGACGTGTGTCACCTAGCACATATATATCAAGAGTATTATGTGCTGGGAAGCCCCCCCGCCGGGGGGGCATCTGTTTCAGGTTGAGACGTTACCACGTCTGAGGCTCGAGCCAAGA